CCAGCAGGCTCACCAACACCGTTAATAGTGCCAGAACTACCAATCATACACTGATTAATAGCAGCCCTTAATACATCATAGTTATTAGCATTAGGAATAGTTCCTGCTAAAGTCCCTGCTGCAAATGCGCTCCCTTGTGTGAATATACCGTTTAAATTCTCCCCTATTCCATCTCCGAAATAAATTTGTTGTTCTAGCTCATTGTCCATTGAGCGTCCTAACTCATTATTAATCCGTTGCGCCATTTGGCCAACACGCCTCAACATATGAGTTGACACAACAGTAGTAACCGTAATACACTTAGACTTTTCAGACCTTACGATATATTCCCAGTGCATATCGTTTTTTAGACTGCCCTCGGCTGTAGGCCCTGTTGTCTCTTCAATATTCTGTTGTTCTACCCATTCGATGACGGCAGGCAAACCATCTGCATCCCTTGCCAAATNAGCAGTAGTAATCCAGTTACGAACTAAACTTTCTCTACGTCTTTGGTTTACAATGTCAGGTTTACGGAATGGTTGGGGAACTTCACCAGTAACAGTCCCTAATCCGTTTCCTTGTAATAATGGGTCAGTAGCAGCTTTTAACTGAATCCTTAAGTCTTCTTTTTTAGAACCTGCATGCTCGATTAATGCCGCTTTATTTTCCTCTAAAGCATCTTCTACAATTTTATCAAAGCTTTTAGCAGAGTTTGGATTAACATTAATAGTAGCTACACGCTGAACACTTAGTCCTAATTCACCAATAGCCTTAGTAATAAGTTCTAATTGCTGCTTAGTTTCTTCACTAGATTTATGGAGCAAGTCTTCTACCTCTTTTAATTTAGCCGCTTCCGCTTTGTTTTCGGTAAGATCACTTAAAGCCTTTGCCATAGCTTCATCGTTTTCTTTATTTACTGCATTGATGTGCGTGACAAGTTCCTGCGCATCCTTTTGCACTTCTTCTAGTTTGAGATCCTTTTTTTCTAGGTACTCAGCTAATGTTTTTCTTTTCATTGTTATCTAATTAAAGTACTCAAAATATGTGTATTTGTCGGCTCTACCTTCTGAGTGCTTTTGTGCGGCTCTTTGTCGAGTGACTTTAATGCAGGCGTATAAGGATTAGACCCTAATACAACTGCTGAAATCTCAATTAACTTCTGTTCTTTTACTGCCCAAAAGAATCCTTTTTGCATAGCATCATCAATATTAATGATCTGTCCTGCAAANTGATTCCANANCTTAAACTCTTCATCNAATTCAGGNTCNTTTATNGCTAGATCAAGNTGGACATATCTCAATCCTACACTATGTTCTTTTATTAATCCGTTTGNNTACTTCTCTAACATAATCGGNTCAATAGGNTTTATTTTAGCNCCTACTACTTGTGTAGTNCCTTCCTTATCAAANCCTAAATCTTTTATGTCAATCTCTTGAATAGATGTGCCTAAGTTCTCAGCAAATAAATTATCTACGCTCATTCTGTGATCCTTGATAATAGGTATCCTGTCCCCTCTTTCACTTACTGTTTTATCCCAACTACCACGGATAGAAACATCTTTATGAGAATCAAAGAAACCTACCGAGTTGCCAACTATATAGAACTCATTACTACTAAGCTCTATATTTAAAGCTTTAGATTGTGATATACTTACGTTTGAGTATACAGAGTAAGACGTGGCGAAGTTTTTTCCTAAATCTTTCTTTGCCCTCTTTATTTCAGCCTTATTCTGAAACAAGAAACTAAGCTTATCTTGTTTGTCTGTGATCTCTTCAAGTTTCTTTAATACTAGCATATTACCCTATTTTACGCATTTTATTTACCTCATCCCCTCCATCAATCTTTTGTTTAACAGCCTCTTGCAACTCTTCCAGCTTAACTGTTTTAGAGCCTTTTAGGCCCTTAAGCTTATCTACCACTTGTTCAAACTTTTTCATACTCCTAATAGCATTTTAGCCTCATCCTCAGAATAAGCATAGTTAATAATCAATGTATTTGTTGCTGACTGCTCGCTAATCAATTTTGCCTGAAAGTCCTTTACAATATTAGTTACCTGTTGCTTTCCTGTGTCAGTATTTCGCTGTTTAACCTTAGCAACCTTTGTTTCATCCTCTTTGTCAATGCAGTACTTGAGATTTTCAATTCCGTAATTGTCTTGTATTAACCACTTNTTTANCTGCTCATCTATTTTATCACCTCCCCTGATCGCTGTTAGTAATATCCTTTTTTGTGCTGTTTCCAGGTTATTAAAAGTAGTTCCTTGCACATCAGAGAATAATACACTATCAACATCATATACACCGCATACAATACGCAAATCAATAGGCAGGGACTCGATTAGCCTTAGTTGTTCAGGCGAAAGGGTTATTCTTTGAAAGTCTACTCCAGTTCCAGAAAAGACAACCTTTCCAAAATTATGCGTACCCCCTGTCCTGTTATTGAACTCCTCCTCCATTATGTCTTTATGATCAGGTAATAATACTAACTCTGAGCCTTTAGGGCTTATAATACCTGTAGCCCCTCCATTCTTGTAGCTTGATACTCTAGCATCAAAAGTCGCTGTACTTCCTGCGTAGGCTTTCTGTTGTCCAAACAAAGGCGATAGCCCATAATTGGACGAAGATGAAATTATATTGGTAATCTTAAGATGTAAAACATCCTTAGCGTCAGCCGTATAAGTAGCTCCATTAAAAGTACTGTCTGTTATTTGGTAGCTTATTGGCGTTCCTGTTTCCGTTCCGTTTGTTGTGTTTATATAAACATCATCAATATTAGCTATATGCAGTTCCATGTACTTATCCATGCCCAAACCGCTTAGTAATTCAGAGCTAGTAGGGTTAGCTGATACACCATATATAATCGCATTACCTGTTACTTTTAAGAACTGATCAATCTTGTTATAAAAATCTGTTCTTGTGGTTTTTGGATTAGGTTGANTTAATAANGATACTAACCCCAAATCAACAGTATCCGCGTCTACTGGATTACCTTCTAAATCTTTAAAGCTCCTTGGTAGTGTGCTTTGTATGTCTGCTATACGTGGCACTACCATATTAATATAAGGGTTGCGACCAAAAGCCTCACAGATATACTCTCTAAAGTTCCTTTCATTGTAGCTATTCCCTATAAAGTCAATAGGGTAGAATGTATGATCAGTCAATTTGACCGTTCTGCTGCCGCTCGAAAAGCTTTTTAATATGTTTCGTATCCTGCTAATCATTGTAAAACTTTTGTGACTGCATACCTTTTCGCGTCCATCAGGTGATTTTCCTTATCAATTGGTATATTTAACCTAACATTAGATACTTTATCTCTCATCCATTTATAACCCCTGCCTTCTGTTTGTAAGTTCATGCTAGTAACATGGTAGTATAGCATGTACCCCTTTACTGTATCAATACCTCCTTTTATAGAGCCCTTTCCTTTTCTGCAAGGTATGGCATTGATACCTTTTAATCTTAATTGTGCAATACTGTCAGGGCGTTGATTATCACAAACAACATAGCAGTTTTTATCAATATTGCTTTTAATTATCCTATCAGCTAAGTTTTTAACATACCCCTCTTCGCCTTCTTCGCTTGGCGATATAGTTACAAGGCCAATCTCGTAAATTATCTCCTTTACATAGAGTTTATGCCCCTGCTTTACGACCTCACAAACAGCGCTTACGTCATTACTAAAACCAAAGTCTAAGCCGTACATTTTCCAATCATAGTCTTCTGGGAAGTCTTCAAACAATTCAAAATTATAAATCCTATCCTCTCCCGCACTTCTCAATCCCTTTCCGTATACTAGCCAGTTAAACCTATTAGCTGTACCCTCTGTTATGTTTTTAGGATGTGGCCTTCTTTCTTCCTCTTTCAATTTTTCATCTTCTGGATGCCAAGGATTGTAAGATAATATTTTTCTTACCTCTGCATTAGGCGCTAAAGGATTATCTAAGAAAGTAGTTTTAACCAACTTAACATCCTTCCTTTTGTCAGCTACATTATAAATCCAGCTTTTCTCTTCTGAAGGATTATAATCAAGTACCCAAAATTTAGACGTCCTTTGCTCCATCTGGTCAAAGCTATTTTGTTGTACAAATATAGCCTCATTTATCCAGAGATAATCTTGCTCCATACCATGTGCCTTACCTATATTGTCATTTATGCCAACAAATCTAATCAAATTAGAGTTGTGCCTAATATCGGTAGCAGATTTATTAAATACTCCTGGAGGCATTCTGAAAGCATTCCATACTTTTTCAAAGCTTTTATATGTGGTATTCTTTAGTGTATTCAGGAAATCTCTTGATATAGTCACCACATTACCTTGTTCTTTATTAAGTAGATTGCAAAAGAACATTGATATACCAAACGTCTTACCTGACCTGCTGCTACCCTCCAAGCACACACCATTTACCCTACTAGGGTTGTCAAAGTCGCTCATAGCTTCTCTGTGAGCGTTTTCTAATTCAAAAAAGTTAGTTGTTCCCTGTATCCTTACTTCTTGCATCCTCAATAATAACAGTTACACCCTTGCTTTCTTCTTCTGTTTTTCGATCGTTACTTAATCTTTGCAATTCTTCCTCGTCTGCTAATAGTTTAAATGCAGCTATGTTTAATGTAGCACTTTCGCTTTCTTCCCATTTCTTGATAAGCTTTGTTTTCCTTGCTATCCTTTGAGTTTGTAAAGCTGCTTTTATACTCTCTAATTGTTCTAATTTATGATTATAGAAAGTGGCTTCTGAGCATTCTATATAAGGGATTAGATAAGATATTCTTGCAATCTCATTTTCTTCAATAGCTTGTAAGGCTTGTTTTTCTAATTCCTTTTTGTCGTATGCCATCCTTTTATTTATTTAAGTCTACACTCTTTGGTAACTCTTCTTTCTCTAGTGTGCTTATACCTATAGCATTTGATCTCGCACAAGCAAGTCTAAGTAATAATAGATATTGGGCTTCTGTAATGCTGCCATCATTATACTCATGGCATACTTGCAGAGCGGACAGTACAGGACANTTATTGTTTTNGTTTTCCTCTTTCANATTATANTATNTTATTCATTCCAATTTGCACTTGCTTTAACTGCCGCACCATTAGTTGATGCAAGTATACTTATGGCAAACAGCGCCCCTTCGGGTATAAACAATTCAAAAAGCAATCTACTATCAACAGTTTGGTTTCCCATTGCTCTTTTGCCTAGCAAAAACCTTCCACCGTTAGCTTCATCATACCCATCTATTAGAGGGCCACTAGGTACACCTAATTGACCTGCAACAGCTACTTCTAATTTGCTTTGTACTGGATTGGTTGGCCCAATAATTGGGTCTTGTGAAAAGTTGCCATCAACAAAAGTGTGATTTGAAAATGTAGGGTTTACACTAAATCTTATTTCATACTCATCATTAGTTGTTGACTCAAAAGACAAGAAAAACGACCTTAAAGCTACCCCTCCAGAGCCTACTATTGATCTAAATAAGTACGCACATTCATCGTCCCCAGTACTAATACCTGATAGCACATTACTCTGTTTGCTAGAAACACCAAAAGCTATGCCTTGTTGTGACTTTAAAGGCACACCCTGCGTTGCCCATGCTGAAAGGATAGCATTTGCTATGCCCTGATTTGTTGCGGTAGATGGATCGCTTGTTATCTTAGCTAAAACAGATGCTAATGTAGTCTCTGTTGAAAAGTCTGTATCATTACCAATAACCGTAACATCTCCACCACCTGTACCGCCTCCAGTTACTGGTGTAGTCTGTGGTGTAGCATCAGTAGATATTATATCTTCGACATACGCTTCAGCAGTTAATTGTCCTCTTTTGTCTGTAAGGTTCGTAAAGTCTATAATTTTTTGCAGCCTTTCTTTTTGTGTAAGCTGCGCATCAAATGTACTTTGGTCATTATCTAAAAACTCAATATAACTATTGACCCCTACTGTCTTGATTCTAATAGAGTAGTTATTCCCATCATAGGTGATTAATCCTGCTTCAGGGTAAGTGGTTTTTTTAAACCCTCCGATATTGGTAGTTACAGATAAAACACTATACATTTATTGTCTTTGTTAATTCAATCCAAAAATACAAACTTATATGCACAAAAAAAAACGCACCCTTTTGGAAGCGTCTTTATAACTAAAACAAATAATGAAATCAAGAAAGCAAACCTTAATGGCTTGAAAGATATGATTAGTGAGCGCGGAGAAATTGCGCTCGACATTATTATTATACAAATGTACGTAATTTAATCGGATGTAATAGTTTTGAGCGATAAAAAAAGAGTTTGTGCTTTTGTACAAACTCTTTTTTTTAAATTCTCATGATGGATTCAGCTTTTTAAGCCTACGAAAGTATGCATCTACATAATACAACTGTTTTAGTTTTAGTTTTGTAAAAAACGAATATACTTAATTTCGTTAAATTAGTCAATATCTTTTTAAAAAAAAGCCTAGACTTTTACATCCAGGCTTTAAAACTAAACGAATTGCATATACTCTTTTCTTCTAACTCTACTAAGGTAAGTATTTTTCTTTTAATTCAGTTACTACCTTGTGTATTTCTTTGATAATGGATTTGTCATTATC